AATAGTTCTTTAGGTTCTGTAAATAGTCTAATAAAGAATACTATTACGCCCTCTATCATTGAAGCAATAAGGTTAATAACCAAATTAATACCTGTCTCTATACCTTTCCACAAAGCATTCCAGCCATCTAATAGGAATTGCCAAACACCCTCAAAGAATGAACCTATGGCTTCCCAAGCAACCTTAACTGCATTTACTACCCAATCAATAATTGGAGCAAAGAATGTTGCAATATTATTAAATGTATCTACAAGTGCATTCCAATAATCCTCAAAAATTCCCATAATCGCCGCCCAAGCCGCGTCCCAGTCTCCAGAGAATACTGCTACTAAGAAGTCAATAATTCCAGCCAATGCATTCATAATAAATGTGATGGCAATTGCAAATTGGTTTGCAAAAAGCGTAATGACAGGTGTAATAAATTCTATAACTTTTGCTAAGATTGTGCCGAACTCTTGCCAAGTGTCCTTTAATCCCATAAAGATTGGCATTAAGGAATTCCACAATGTCTTAAACCCATTAACTAGTGCGTCAATCACTGGTTGAAACTGTTTGAATAAATTATTTACACTATTTCTAAAATCCTCATTAGTTTTGTAAAGTAATACTAATATTGCCACTATTGCAGCAATGACCGCTACGACAGGATGTGCTACTATTCCTGCTCCCACAGCCTTAATTGCAACACCTATACCTTTAAAACCTGCTGCCAATTTACCAAGTAACGGAATAGCAGAAGTTAAACCTTTAAGCCCTCCACCAGCGGCGGTAAAGGCCGTATATAATCCACCTATTGCCGCTAGACCTTTAATAGCCAGTGTTAAACCTAAAACAGCACCGCTAACACTCAAAATTATAGGAAGAATAGTCTTAAATCTATTTTGCCATTCTTTTGCTTTGTCATTCATTAAGTCAATTTGTTCATTCAATGCTTTCATATAGGCTTCATTTGATTTTAAAATTGCCTCATCGAGAGTAGCATAGCCCGAACCAGTCTTATCTTCAACACCACCAGATGTAGATAATATATTTAATTCATCAAATCCACCTAAAGTGGCTTTTAATTTTTGTAGGGTGTCGTCTGCTTCATCTGCTGCGTCATCTAAGCCCTCTAGTGCATAAATAGTTTCATCTGTGAAATCTGGGTCAGAGTAACCTGCTACTTCTGCTAAAGATCCTGTTAAACTTCCTAAAGCCATTACTAAACCGTTTAAAATAGGTAAAATCTTGGTAATCATAGGAACAAAAACTGTCCCTAGTGTTCTAGAAAAGTTAGTCCATTGTTGCTGTAAAATTCTTAACTGATTGGCTGGGCTGTCAAGAGTTCTAGCCATATCTCCCATTGCAATCGTTAATTGTTCTGTCATTGCTAAGTATCTTAATTGAACCTTAGCGGCAGCGTCCATTGTTTCAATACTGTCGGTAATACCATACTTCAAAGCGATCATCTGTAAAGATGTCTTAGAAATATCTACCCCGAGCATTCTCATTGGACGAATTTGACCAGAAAGACCTGCTTTTAAACGTTCCATAGCACTATCTATGTCTATATTAAATAATGAGGCTACATCGGCACCTAATAAGGTTAAACTTTCTGAAATCCTATAAGCACTTTCGCTTACTAATCCCATAGAATTGGCCATTTGTGTAAAGTTGGCCATATAGTTCATTATTTCGTTTGGATCAAGAGATAAAACATTGGCTAATGTGTCTCTGAACTCCTCTGCTCTCTCTAAGAAAGCAAACTCGAATTGTTCACCAGCGTCTAGACCGATCTTTCTAAATACCGTTTGGAATAAGTTGATCGTTTCACCAAAGTCTAGTGCTTTGTTGATATAGTTCCAGCCTTTACGAATAACATAAACTAAACTTAAAATGTTTAATAGTGTTCTACGTAACTTTAATAAGGCATTATTTGTTCCATTAAAACCTGTTTTGTGTTTTTCAATTTCTTGATTAACTTCTGCAGCATTATATCTAACTTTAGTATACTCTGCATTAAATTGTGCCATCTCTTTATTAATATCTTTACCAATTAAAGACGACATACCAAATCCAGCATTATTTTGTGTTTCAGCAGCCTTTAGAATTTCTTGTGCCGCCGCTGCTTCTGAAGCCGCATTAGCAACCTTTTTATAGGCTTCTGCTATTTCGGCTTGTCTTTCTTGAGATAGATTGGTTACATCTGTAACACCCTCTAGTGCAACTCTATATTCCTCAGTTGCTCCTCTCAATTTTACCACAGCGTTCATTGCGGCCGCTACTGCACCATCATAATCTGCCACTTTAGCATTTAACTCTGAATAAGTCTCTGACATCAAGTTAATACGAGCAAAGGCTTCTTTCATTTGTTCAATGAATGCTTGCCAAGCCGCACGGGTTCTTGCCATATTTTCTTGTTCTGCTTGATGTGTCTGATAGGCTTGTTCTGTAAACTGCTTGTATTGATCGGAAGCATTACCTACTTGTAGAGATAAACTGTCTCCATTTGTAGGCATAGGCATACCAATCATTTTCATATTTTTGTTAAGACCGCTATATACACTTAAAAGAGTATTTAATACTCTATACTTCTTTTCTAATTCCATTCGCTCTATAGCAGACGAATTAACTATACTATCACTGGATGTTCTAATTTGTTGCGCCATTTTTTGTGTCGCCGCGCCCGCTTGATTTGCTTTTAGGGCTGACTTTGAAATGGCGTTATTTACTTTATTAATTTGTTGAGCGGCAGAGGCAACAGATCTTAATGAAGTAGAAACTTGGTTTAGTTTAGATATTAACTTGTCTAATTCTTTATTGGCTTTTTGTGTCGCCGTTTCAATAACTATCTCTAATCTATCTACTTCATATGCCATTATATATTACCCCCGCTTTACTTTTTATATTTTTCATTGTGAATTGCTGCCCATACTTCAAATTTTGCTTTGAAGTCCATCTCGGTATTTTGAGAATTGCTGTCAGTTGAGCCAGTTTCAATAGGCTTTTCTGGGTATTTACCGCTTTTAGAAAAAACAGAGGCGATAGCCTGTCTAATATATAGACCATTTAGCCACGCCTCATAGTTTACCATTTTCGTTTGTAATTGGAGTTCTTGTTCTTTTGCTTTAACGAACGGTTGTAGTTTCTTTGGCGTTAATTCCCAAAAATCTTTGTAATCCACACCTATTGATAATGCTTGAGGCAGGTAGACTTTGTTAATAAGGTCAGTTATACTCGCATAATTGTCCTCATTTACTACCTTTTGTTCGTTAGAACTTACTCTTTGTTGCTCGTTAGGGCTTTGATAAAACCACTATCTACCACTGATTGTGATACGACCTCAAATAATTCGGTTAAATCTCCACCGTCTATAACGTATTTGTCAATAGCAATCCCTGCTTCTTTTTCAGAAACATCTAATGCCACTGCGATTACTGCTCTGACAAATCTAAGAGTAGATTTACCAAACTCTGCTAAAGAAATTCCCATTTCCTCTAATTGAACGACTGTGTTGAATGTAAATTCTGGAATGACTACATTCTTGCCATTTAAAATAAATTGTTCTTTCATTTTCTACTTCTCCTTTATATTTTTTTTTCTGCTATTCTGCGGTGGGAATTATACTCCTAGAAATTTCTTAGTAATTTCACTTGATGGATATACAGATATAACCATTTCTACAGGAGCATTTACGCCACCCTCAGATAATGATAAATCAAATGCACCCTGAAATTCAAATACTGAACCATCACTAAGTCTTAATTCGAAAAACTTGTCTGTTGCTATTCTTGTTGCTGCTGCGTCCCAATCGTCGCCAGTGAAGTTAGCCGTAAAGTCTAATTGACCGCCAGAACTTTTAATACCCTTAATATATGTTTGAGCCAAATCTGATAGAGTAGTTGTTTCTACTGCTTCTGCTGGTTCAATTAATGCAGGGAAATCTTTGATGTCGATTAACTTAGTTAATGCTGAGGCCGTTGCGCCTGAGTATAAATAAGTTTGATGAGTTAAAATTGCCATTTTATGTTCCTCCATAATTTTTATTTTGTTTTTTTTATACGTAATACGTAGTATTGTCTTTTCCTACGATAACTCTATAGCGTAGAATAAGTCTGTAAATATTGTTGTCCCTAAAATTAGGAACTGTCGAGTAAAATACTCGTCTAAAACCTAATGACTTTAGTTTAGTGTCTATTGTGTCTGCAATAGAATTGGCTAAACTCTTTTTGTCATCACCATTGGTATAGATATTAACTTCAAAATTTTGGTTTGCAAAATTTTCTATATCTCCACTATCTGAACCGCGTTCAAATACAAGATTGTTTGTCATTGTAAAGAACACATAAGGAAATTTAGATGGGCTCTCGGTGTATATTGAGCCTATTTCTGCACTGTAAGGTTGAATAGCGGATCTAATTAATGTATATACTTGATTTTCTATATTAATCATTTTACACCGCCCTTATAACTGTATGTTTGATATTTCTTTTCTAAGTAACTATCTATATCTAGCACGGAAAATTCCATAAATCGCGCGGCCTCTTGACCCCTAGTCCATCTAAGTCTGTTCTCACGTTCATCATAGTAGACCCAGCCATATAGGCCATGCCCGTGTATGTCGTGTTCCCATCCAAATTTTGGAGCAATTAGGCTCTTATCTCCATCTGCCCCTACGACACCTGTTCCGAATTCAACATACGCTGCATAATTTTCAGCACTATTGTTATCCGTAAACAAGGTTAGTTCAAGATTTTTTGTATCAATAACATATGCAATACCGTCTTTAAGTTTTCCTACACCACTATAATCCTTACGGCTTTCAACATTATTTTCGATACTAGTTCTAATGATATTTACTAAATCATCTTTGATTTCATTAAAGAAATCTAATATTATGTCTCGTTTTCTTTTTTCTCTATATTCTAATTCTAAGTGATCAACTAGTTTTCCAAGAGAACTTGGGCTTAGTCTCATACTTCTTTTTAAGTTAGCCATATTAAGCCTCTTTTTTAATTAAATGATATAGAGTGGAATTTAAACTAGGGATTACACTTTTTACAATGTAATCTGGATCATTTGAGGTGTCTGTCTGTAACCAAACTAGATCTCCCTCTACTAATACTTTTGAACCAGTATGTTGTAAACTTGCAGCATATTCATACATTAGTCCAAATTGTTCGTTATACACTTTTCCTTTTTGAAAATTTATAACTACACGAATTTGTTTGACTGGCCCATAAACATTAACCTTTTCGCCAGTATAGTAGCCATTGCTATCTTGCTTTTCAACCAACTCATCTAATAAATGTTTATAATTTATAGAGGTTATGTTCTTTAATTGATTTCTCATAAACCAAATGTTTTCACTTTTCTTGGTAATTGATCGAATAAATGTCTAGGGACGCCGCCCTCTGCATAAACTCTCTCAATGCCTTGTTCTTTATGTGAAACTTGCCCCTCTATTCCTACCTTATTATATAGGTAAGTGGCTACTTCTAAACCTACATAGGTAAAACTTTCGGGGAAAATCCAATCTTCTGGAATATCACTATAACCAAAATATTCTTTAGTAACAGTATCTTTTGCTTGATCGATTAGGATCTGTAATAGACCATCTTGTTCATTGTCAGTTACCTGCAATTTAGTTTTCAATAAATCAACGTTTAAGATTGCCATACTTTTCCTCCGTTCAAATTGTTAATTACGGTTTTTAAACAGAACCGTAAAACTGTAATTTTAAACTATATTATTCTGCAATCCATTTAGCATATGCTACAGCGTCTGCTGATAATAATGCTTCGAAGTCGAATGGAGTAGTTAATGCTGCTTCACCATACCAACCATCAAATACAAATCCCACTTTTGCTGGGTCCATAGGTTCTACTGGTGCTGATCCGGATACAATAACTTGATCTGCAACTGGTCTACCGCCGTCTACGTTAAATGATAAGGTAACCATTGTATCTGCGGCTTCTTTAGAAAGTCTAACAACCTTACTATCATCATATAAGTATACTGCATAAAGAGTAGTTGATACAACTTCAGTTACACCTTTACGTGCAAATCTCTCTGTTTCAACCAATACGTCTCTCTTCATAACTACACGAACTGCGTCTGGTGCTACAATCAACATTTCTCCAGCGGCCAATTTGTTTGAGACAATTAAGTTAACACCCCAAATTTGACCTCTAACGCCTGAAATTAAGATTTGTGCGCCAATGTCTGTTGCTTTGATCCAATCTTCGTTCTTTCTAAGAACTGCTAAGTCTGCCGCAGTAACAAATCCGTATAAAACTGCTGGTTCATCTTCGCCAAATAGTGCTAAACTGTCAGCAATAACATCACTAGATAGTGCGCCACTAGCACCATATTTGTTAATTAAAACTGCGTCTTTTAATGCTTCTACAATTTTATTGTCTAATTTGTTTGCGTGAGCAATAGAATGCTCCTTAATAATTTGACCTACTGGGTCACCATAACCTGACAACATTGCTTCGTCAGTATATTGGATCGCTTTACCGAATTTACCAATTGTTACTTCACGAGTTGAATGTGCAAGTTTGTCTAATGGGATTAACTCTCCCTCACCTACTGCTACTGCGTCTCCTGTATATCTGAACGCAGGCATAGTAATTGTGTCTCCAGCCTTACCTACTAAAGTTGTATCTACTTGTGCAAGTGGAATATACTTTAAATATTTAGGGTATTCTGTATCAATACCTCTTTGTAAGACCTCTGGATTAAATAAGTTTTCTAATTTTGTGAAATTTGCCATTTTTTATTTCCTCTTTCAATTTATATTTCTATTCTGTAGATTGTGTAGCGATGTAAGCGTCGTATTCTGTAGGATTATTTGCTTTTAATTCTGCTAATTCTGTATAATTTAACTTATTAGGTTTCTTTGGCTCTCCACTACCGCCCGCAGGTGGTTGAGGCGTTCCTAATAGTTTCAATTTTTCAATTTCAGCATTCTTTTCTGTCAAACTGTCCGTTACAGTTTTTGCTATGCTTTTAGCAACACTTAATGAAGTTTCTAAGTTTTCGCCAACTATATTATCGATATATGCTGCATAATCTTTAATACCAGCATTGACAAATACCTTTTCTACTTCTAACTTGTTTGATTTGATCGTGAATTCTTTAATAGTAGCGTCCGCTTTCGCAATTTTTTCAGCATTCTTTTCGTCCTCCGATAGTTTGGAAACGCGAACTTTCTCTGCTTCTTCTTGTGCTGCTTTTAATTTTTCATTAACTTGATCAAATCTAATTTTTGGAATGTAAGAACCGTCATTTGGTAATAACTTTTCTGATATTCCATCTAAGACGATGGCGATTTCGTCCGTATATTTTTCGCCTAATAATGCTTTAAAATCTATTTTCATAAATTTACTCCTCCTCTGTGTTTATCGTCTCAGCAGACGGATTTGGATTTGTATTTATTTTATTGGCTTTTGCAGCCAGTGTTTCTTTGCTTTCCTCATAAACTGCTTCTGGGTCGTTGAATAGTCCTACAACACTAATAGCAATACGAGGGTTAATCCCTGCTTCTAATAATTGAATTAGGGCTTGTGTCTTAACTAGTATATTGTCTGTTTTGTTTCTACTAAACTTAATATCAATATCTGCTAAGTTTGTGTTCTTAAAGTCCTCTGCTCTTTTACTTAAACGTTTTGTAATTGATAACAAAACTCGTAAGAATTGCTTTTCAGACTTGATAAACATTCCCTCTAAGGCATTCGTCTTATTGTCAGTATCATACCAACCGTTAGAAGTTTTATTTGCCGCGCCAGTTGAACCCGACGTAGCATTACGCCTATCTGGAACACCCGTAATCTCATACATTTTTTGAGTAAGATCATCAATAAATGCTTGAACGCCATTTTGGTCTAATTCTTGTTTGATTAAATCTACATCACTTGGAAATCTATCGTCTCGTCCAGATTTTAGAACAATGGCGCCAGATTTTAAAAATTGTAGTAATTCACTCTCTGTAATGTCTGTATTAACAAACTTCCAATAAGCCTGAATAAACTGTTCTATTCCCTCACCACGATTTGATGTAACTTCGTTGATCATATTTAGAATAGGAATAACTATTTCAAATACACCTTGTCGTTCGGGGTTAGCATTATATTCTATAATAGGAATGTAACCTAAATTTAATGTTCTACTGTCTAATGTAGTAACCCACGATAATGTATTATCTTTAACAGAACTCTTAACTTGCCAATAATATTTATCTGTGTAAATATAATAGATATAAACCTTAGCACCTTTACTATCTATTTCTTCGACGTAACTAAAGGCTAATAGTGGCTTAGGAATAATATCGGTAGAATATATAACAGCAGTTTGTCTTGGATCAAGAACGCCTATATCTATAGGTAATTCTTCTTCCTCTATAACGTCTGCTGGAAAAATTGATCTATACCCCACGCCAGTTGTTAGAAAGTATTTGGCCAATTCTATGTCATTGGCTTGCTTATCTTTAAATGCCAGTCCAGCATTAATTTTGGCAATATCTGATGTAGTATCATTTTTCATATCGTAGACATTGTGTCCACGTTTTACATATTGTGTTCCCTCTCCAAAAGCATAACTTGAGAAGAAAGAAACAATTTGATTAGCGTGATTTACAACTGTATTTTTAAGAATATCTTTACGAACTTCTTTTGTTCTGTTGCGAACGTCTTGTTTACCTAAATAATATTCCCATAGATAATTAATTTCAAATACGTTAATAGTATGAGCAATATAATTTTGCTGAATGGCTTTCTTTGCGTCGTCTAGGTTGTTGATCGCACCAGAAAAGGTTAACTTTTTACGACCGTATAATTCTAATGCCATCTAAATCCTCCTTTACGCACTAAAATGGAAAAAGTTTACACTACTCCCATTGTTATGTATATTATACCACATTTTATCTCTTTTGTCAATAGTTTAGTTTGTAGGAGTATAATTCCCACCTAAGTGAGAACTACACCCCACAAGGAGAAAAGAGATGAGTGCGCACAAAGCGCATGAGGAGGGTGTTGCCCTCCTTAGGTCTACTATATTTTGCTCAACACGTTGGCTCAAGAGACCCTCTTATAGTATATTATAACATATTTACACATATTTGTCAACTAAAATCTATTAAAAATTTTTATTTCGCGCGAGACAGTCTTTCTCATTTTCATCAACCCTGACATACTGTCAGGAGCGTCATCATTCTTAACTTTACCTGTTTGAACAAATGATGTTAAATTTTGCATAAATGCCTCATACTCTGGTGTTCTATTTTTTTGATCTAAGAAATAGACCTCTCTAATATTAGGACTTTCCTCAATAATACGCGACAATTTAGATTTCGTTGCAGGCTTATTTCTATGATTGATGTTTAAGTTAATGCCATCTGCTTTCAACATATCATCTATATTATAGGCATATTCTTGTCCACCGTTATTGGCTTCAAATTCTGTTTCGGCTGGTCTGTGATGTTTTAGTTTACCTGCCACTATGGGTTGTGATATATTTCTATCTCCGTTAGTAAATACTACATCTGGTATATATATTGCTCCGTCCTCATACTCATAGGCAATAGGCATAGAAACATAGTCTCCTCCACCCCAAGCCACGTCGCAAAAAGCAAAAATTTTGACTAGTGATTTTTCTGGTGGTAATGTGCCATTAAAGTATTTAAGATCATCTGCTGGGAACAATAGGCCCTCACGCTCATAGGGTTGACCTAGGTATTTAGCACTCCACGTTGCTGCGTCTGTTGTTTTACGCATATCATAATAGTATTCCTCATCAAATCCTACTTCAAATGGATAGTTAAAGTTAGACTTCTCATTTTCATCTAATGCTGGAATAATAATTTCTCTGTATCTTGGATCGCTAGCATATAATTCTTTAATTCTACCAATTGGATCTGCAACAGACCATCTGGTTGCCACGTGTATTTCTTTTGCTCCTAATTTCTTACGGTCTTTCAATTGGTTTACGTATGCTTCCCATTTTGATTGGAGGCGCGACGGATTTAATGCTTCCTCTAAATCTGACACTAAGTCATCACAATATAGAATGTTTCCTACTTCCACTGCCCCAGTTAGTGTGCCCTCAACGGATCGACAGGTTAGTGTAGGGAAGCGCTTAAAATTATTTAAATCTATAATCTCATCTTTGGCATTAACACGCTCTACTCTATTATTTGGAAATACTTTAGCCCAGTTATATGTGTCTGCGTCTGAAATAACATTTAGTGCTTCTCTAAAGAAGCCATCTGTCAATTTGTCAGAGTGACCAGACATAACATTGGCTTTGTCTGGATTTCTACCCATCGTCCAAGTAATAAAGAATACTCCTAAAGTTGAGTTATGCGTAGGCTTTAATGTCTTGCCCGCCAAATATATGCCACCCTCTACTTGAATGCAGTTGCCCTCCTCTGGCGCGCGCTTTTCAATTTTTGAAATAGCAATACGTCTTTGCTCTGAAAACTCTTTTAATTGTTTTCTCTCTAATTGGCAAGGAATTTCAAGCGTCGGATTGAATGAAATAACCCAGTATGGTTTTTTACCTTGAATTCCAGATGTAGATAACTTAGGTTTTTCCTCAATAACATTAACTCTCCAGCCAAACGTTGAAACTAAAGAAATAAAATCGTCTCTAAGTTTTTCACCAGAGGTTGTAAATTTATATCTTTTTTCTTTTCTAACAAGTGTTCCATCGGTGTCCAATAGTCCAGCCAATAATTCAAGTCTTTGTTCTAAACTTGCTGTCAAATACTCTTGTGGTATAAATTTTTCAACTGTCTCTCTCGAATGACACATTCCATATTTTTGCAAATCGGCGCGCAAGTTTTCATAAGATGTAGTCAAAACGCCAGTTGTTTTGTGCACCCATTGGCTCATTCTTTTGTATTTTGTTTCAATTTTGTCCAAAATAGCATAGTCATTTTTATCACCAGTTATATGGGGCTGCTTTGTTGTTCCATCTCCCAACCACGCGCCCATAGTGTATGGGTCTACGTGTAATTCTTTATGTTCACCTTTGATGGGCTCAACTTTTGGTAACATATAAAAATATCTATGTCCGCGTCCGATTAAATCATTTTCTAATTTGCCAATCATATCTTTAGTTTCTAAAATACGCTCTTTTTGTTGATGTCTGTCAAATACTAACCATTCGTGGTTTTCGTGTGTGTCTAAATATGTTCCATCTGTAAACCAAACTCTTATGTCTCCTGAACTTTTTGGAAATACGTGTTGAACTTTAACGAATTTACCTTTATGGTTTAGAACTTCGTCGCCTATCACTAAATCTCCGTGATTTTTCCAGCCGTTTTTGGTCAAAATAGGAGTAGAATTTTTCAAAAATTTTCCCACACG